TGAGGTTCTAGAAAGAGTATCAGGAGAAGCGTCCGTTACAGCACCTACACCAACTTCAAACTCTGCAGAGCCCGGAAGAACTATACAATAATAAGTTGTATTAGTAGTTCCAATGCCTGCAACAAAAGTTTCAAAACCAGTAAGTGCTCCTGCTAGATTAACTGTTCCTGTACCTGTAGTTGCAGTTGTTTCCTTGACTCTATCGTTAATGACAAAAGCCATTTAAACCTCCTAACCTAACCTAATGATCTCTGATCCACCACCCGCTGTTGGAAATTGAATTGTAAATGTTCCATTACTAGCTGTAAAATCTCCACCGAAAGCTAAAATACATACTGCATCTGTATTAGACAAATTATCATCCGAACGATAAATTAATGCACCATTCGCTGTGAACGAAGCACTTGTCCAAGATGCATCAGCCCAGTCGACATAAGCTGGCGTTGTACTTGCGCCACCTGTTACTGTACCACTTGCTAATGTAGCGCCCCCAGCAGTATAAGCTGATCCGGATGTATTAGTGATTTCATTTGTTACGACGTAATGTGTAGTAGTAGCTCCCATAGTAGCCGAGGAAGTATATAAAGCTATTTTATATGTAGCGCCACCATCAAAATCATGATTGCCCTTCAATAAATTCATTTTAAAAACATTTGCAACTGCTTGTGATATAGCCATATTATTCTCCTAATTATGGATTTGCAGAAGGAATTGGAATTCTAATGGCTCCATCCCTATACTCATCCCTACGTTTTTTACCCATTTGTTCTTGTGCAAGCGCTGTAACAGACTCTCTATAAGACTGTTCATATACTTGTTGATCTTGCGGAGCTTTCAAGAACTTAAAAGCTTCACATAAACTAGCATATAAAAGTGCTCTAGGCGCATTTACACTTACCCATGTTTCAGCAGTACTTCCTGATAACCCTGTAGGTAATTTTGTAAATCCTACTTCAAATTTATATATTGCGTCCGGGGTAGGTGCAAGTACTAATGTGCCCTCATCCCATTGTGCATAATATTTTGGCATAGCGGCAGAGCCAGTATCTGGCGTATCATAATACTCATTCATAAAATCAGCATCTACTCTAATCATTTCATATCTTTTTTTAGTTCCTGAATCCAAATAAATAGTAACATATCTAATAGTAGCATAATCTGTTAATTTAGGTGTGATGGCTGAAGATGTCTGCCCAGGTAAAGGTACCCATCTATTATCAGCCGCTGTTACACCATTCATAACATCTTTATAACAATCTAAATCTACATCTTTAAATATTCTCAATTCAGCGTGTTCAATAAAATCATCAACAATAGTAGATGTAAGAACAGCATCATCTGTTTCTGTATAATCTCTAATCTGTGTTACTAATTGTGCGTATGTGGTCATGGTAATATTGTAAGCGGTCCTACGGACACATTGCCTCCTCCAAATTTTCTTATACCACCACTTTCAAAATATTTAAACCCTTTGCCTCCAGCACCTTCAAATTGATTAATGTAAGTAGTTCTATCATCAATCAGCATTTTATTTGCTCCACCATAAGGAGCTTTATTAAATCCTGTAGCATAAGTAGTAGTTGCCGGGGCACGCCCCCCACCACCAATAGTTCCAAACTCAGCGACTATCCATGTATTTTTTTGTGCATTATATGTTGGACCAGTAGATAAAACATCCCAAGTACCATTCTTAGCAATAACTAAATCCACTAATGCATCCGCTTCAGCTCTTTTATCTAAATCTTCAAACCAGGTACTAGGAGCTGTTGCTATTGCAGCCAGCTCATCGGTTGGTGTCATATCATACCAATTACCAGAAGGTAGAAGATCTATTGAGGTTAGATACTCAGCTACTCTGTTATAATACTCTGTAAGCACTCCATCCATATCAATATAAACAGTTGTAACTCCAGGAGTACAATTATCGTCTAACCATTCTTCAATAATATCATTTGGGCTAAATGAAAAATTATCATCATCAATTTTAGTTACTAAATGACCGGCTGCAGCATTAATATCATGATCTTGTATATGAGATACTTCTGGATATTCTGGAAAGTGAGAGGTACATTCTCTAAATCTACGTCTATCTCCGGTAATATACCCGTGTCCTGGATTATTTACATTTACAACTATTGAATCAGTTGCACCCGCGCTTAATGCATTAAAATCTAATGTATGTGCTACAGGTGGCTCTACTCTTCCTGGTCTTGCATGTTGTAGTCCTTGTGCATCCCCTCTAAATATTCTTGGAATTAACTGAGGTTGTTTTGGTTCATATTCACTTGTATGAACCCACGCGCCATTCCATTCTCTAACCATTTCTCTATATGGAAATTGCAGACCACTTCTGTCAGAGATAGCTATTGCATATTTACCTGTAGAAAAATCAGACATTTGGATAATAAGCCTGTGGGGTTATGTAAGTACTAGTTGAAGAACCATCTTCTGTTAGCGCTCTATTTAGTTCATCTTCATAATATAACTTCATCGCTTGACATAGTTCTGGTTTTTCTTTTTGACAAAGATAGAAAGCTAAACCCGATACCATTGCAGGGACGAAACGATAAGGTGAATCAGCTGTGTTAGTGTAGTTACCTACATCCTGAATTCTTTTAACATAATAAAGTCCTATATAATTAGTGGCCGCAGTAGCATCAGGAGTTGGGTATAAAGTAATTGCAGTTCTATCAATAAAACGTTGAACATAATATTGTGAAGGTTGAGACTTATTCAATTTATTAGAAAGACCAGAATAAGTTGATCTATTAATTTTAGTTAAAGCAGAATCTGATTGATTAACTGTATTATAGTTAATTCTATAAGTAGCTTCTAATACATCATCTAATCCATAGATGCCATTAGCAGGTACCGTTGTTGTACTTGTACCATCTCCTGTACCTCTATAGAAAATATATTCGGCCTGACCTTCAACAAGATCAATATTGGTGTTACCCAATTCCCAATAGTGTAAGCCTCTATTGCCCCACTCTTGAAACATTATATTTAATGAACGTCTTGCTGATTTTAATTGGTAACCACTTACAACATGAAGGCCTATACGATCATAGGCTTCCTGTATAATATCATCAATTGCAAAAGTACTCTCGAATGTAGTTGTTCCGGACGTTGCCATAAACTACCTCCTAGTTAAATGTAATAGTAACACCTGTTGTATTAGTTAGAACAGCGTGTACTCCTGTTTTAAATCTGATACCACTACCTGGAACGAATATTGAAAGTCCATCAGTTCCAAATATGAAAGTGTGCGAAGTACCGGTTGCTGTCACAGCATCATACAAAACCAAAGTAGAACTTGCGATTCCTTTTGCCTGTATAGAAGTTACTCGGCAAGATCCAGTATGCATGGTTGCTGTAGACGCAGTATGTGCTGTTCTTTGGTCACTTGTAAAAGTACTACCACCCATAATATTTTCCTCCTAAATTAGTGGGGCCGAAGCCCCACTTTTAATTATTTATTAAGCTAAATTATTATTCTGTATATATTCTACAGTAATAATTCCTCGTCCAGTTGTAGCTGCAGATGAAAGTACATAAAGTGTAACATCCGAAGTTCCAACATCAGTCCACGCGTCCATATCTGTAACTGTACCGCTAGTCCCAAGTTTAATTACGTTGGCTGCTGTTCCTACTGCTAAAGCAGAAAACAATTCAGTTGACGTTATACTTGTCCCCATACTTAAATTTGCTGCACCAGGTGCAACTGTAATGTACAAAGTGATTGCCGTGATTTGACTGTTGGCAGGAATAATCATTCCTGTAGACGCAGCACTTGCTGCCGTTTGAGTCCAAGCTGCTGATTGTGCCATTTTGACAAAACCTGCATTTGTGCTTGCACCTTCTCTTATTGTTCCGGCTTTAATTGGTCCGGAAAAAGTTGTTGTACCCATAATTTTATCCTCCTAGGTAAATTAAACGTAGTCTCTAGGCCGTCTGGTCATGTCTACGTTTTATTCAATATACTCTCTTAAAATAGTAAATGCAAATAAAAAGGGCGGCCGAAGCCGCCCTCCTTAATTTAGGTATAATCTAACAGTTCTTAACCAGTTCCGTCAGAGCCATAGACACCACGCCAGTCAGACCAGCCGAAGCTGTATCTTTCTCTAGCTTTGTATCTCATGTTGCCTGTTTCGAAGTCACCTTCCATAGCAGTTTTAAGAGCTGCTCTTGTAAAGTGTTTCATTCCATTAGGAACATCAGTTTTAATGAACCATTGATCGCCATCATTAATGTAGTTATTAACTACAAAACCTTGAGG